CGGGCTCATAAAAGAGACCTCTCAGTCGGAACTCCGGCAAAAGGCGGCTATCTTGTGCCTGATGAGTTCATACCTCAAATAAAGCAGGTAACAGCAGGAGAGGCAGTTGTGCGTCCAAGAGCATCTGTTATGCCGGCAGGCGATATACCTGACCAGGGCGTTGAAATACCGGCGCTTGACCAGACAGCAGCCGACGGCACAGGTCTATACGGCGGAGTTAAAGTTGTATGGACAGGTGAGGGAGAAGATAAAACAAAGACCGATACAGGATTTAAGCTAATTGAGCTTGACCCTAAAGAGGTTGCAGGTTACATAATACTGACGGATAAGCTGCTAAGAAATGCGCCTGCAATAGATACTTTTGTCGGCACTTTGTTTAAAGGCGCCATATCGGCAGCAGAAGAGGCTGAATTTCTGGCAGGCACAAATGCAGCTACGAGACCAACAGGCATAATAGGCCATGCAGGAACGATTAATGTAAACAGGGCAGTAGCAAATAGAATTCAGTATGCCGATATTGTAAATATGTTTGCGGCTTCATTCGGCACAGGCGTTGTATGGGTAGCTTCCAAATCAGCACTTCCGCAGCTTCTTACAATGAAAGACTTTGAAGCAGCAGACAGCGATGCTCCAAATCTTGTATTTCAGCCGGATGCACGAACTGGCGTCTTAGGCTCTCTGTTAGGGCTGCCGCTAATCTATACAGACCTTCTGCCAACGATAGGGGGAAAAGGCGACCTTATGCTTGCTAACTTTGCGTATTACCTGATAAAAGACGGATACGGCATTGAAGTAAGGTCTGATGACGGCTATACCGAGTTTGTAAAGAACAGGACTTATATCAAGGCATTCTGGAATGTAGACGGAAAACCTTGGCTGACTGCACCATTGACTTTAAGGGACGGAGTTACCAAAGTTTCACCGTTTGTTGTTCTTGACGTGCCGGCAGTCTCCTCATAAATATAAAAGTAGTGTAGGGGAGTGCGGCATGCCTCCCCTACTGTAAAAAGGACGGCATAATGAAATTTTATGTAAAAAGTGAATTTATATATAACGGGGTACTGCGGCCAGTCGGCAGCATTGTAGATGTTCCGCCTGCTAAAATAAGCGAATTTAAAAAGATCGGAGTGCTTGGATTTCCTGTAAAAGAGACAGAGATTGAGACTGCTGTCTTAAAACCTGCTAAAGAGACGCAAAAACTTAAAAAACAAACTAAGAAGGCAAAGAGATGAACCTTAAATTAATAAAAGCGGCAACATCTGAAAATGTGAGCTTAAATGAAGCAAAGGTGCACTTAAGAGTAACAGATAGCGACAGCGACAGCCAGATAAGCATGCTTATAAAAGCAGCAAGGCAGGATTGCGAAAACTTTACAGGAAGAGCGCTTGCATCGCAGGATTTTGAACTTGCGCTTGATAGCTTTCCATCGGATAAGATAACGCTTCCAGTACCGCCGGTAGAGAAAATACTTTCAATAAAGTATAAGGACAGCGACGGAATAGAATATACGCTTAATACTGCTGATTATATCTTCTATAACAGCGTGCCGGCAGTAGTGCTCCCTGATTATGGAACAGCTTTTCCTGTATTTAGTGCTTATCCGGCAGGGGCTGTAAGGGTATCATTTACGGCAGGCTACAAATCAGCTTCAACGGATGCAAGCCTTGTAATGCCGGAAGCTATAAAGCAGGCAATACTTCTTCTTGTAGGCCACTACTACGATAACAGGGAAATAGTAAGTGTTGGAAATAATGTTACTGAACTGCCGTATGGCATTAAGGCGCTTCTTATGCCTTATAAGGTCTGGAGTTTTTAATGGAAGCCGGAAAATTAAGAAACATTATAACAATCCAGAAAGTATCAGAAACCTTTGATGATAAGGGAAACATTGTGCAGACCTGGCAGGATATGGTAAATCTCTGGGCTGAAATACTGCCTCTTGTCGGGCGTGAATACTGGAGCTCAAAGCAGGTAAATGCAGAGACTACCGGAAAGTTAAGGACTCGCTACTATCCCGGCATAACTCCTAAAATGCGCATAAAGTTTGGAAATCGTTACTTTGAAATACTTGGAGTTATAAATATTGAGGAAAAGGGCGAAGAAATGGTTATCTATTACAAGGAGGCGCTCTAATGGCATACACAATAAAGATAGAGGGGATAGAAGCGCTTGATAAGGCAATACAGGCTAAAAAGATTGAACTTGCTGAAAAGCTAAAGAATGTAGTAGACAGGGGCGCTGATAAAGTAAAAGCTGCCGCAATACGCAAAGCGCCTGAAAAAAGCGGGGATCTGAAGCGCTCAATAGATAAAAACGAGGTATGGGACAGAGCAGGCAAAATAAGCATATATGTCGGGGTTCAGGTGAACGATATCTTTAAAAAAGCTGACGGCTGGTATGCAAGGATGCAGGAAAAAGGCACATCAAAAATGAGGGCACGTCCATATCTTAGACCGGCTTTTGACGAAAATAAAGCTCAGATAAAGCAGGAGATAGAAGCGGCAATAAAAGAGGTGCTGTAAATGATAGAAACAACGCTTAGAAACATACTTATAGCAGATAATAAAATTAAGTCTCTTGTATCGGGTAGAGTCTATCTTGGGGCGTTGCCTCAAAATCCGGTACTGCCTGCCATCAGTTTTTTCAGGGTATCAAATTACAGGCCCCATAATTTAAATACTGCATCTCCGAGATTTCAATTTGATTGCTGGGCAACAAGTTATTCAGTAGCTGTGGAGCTTGGAGATGAAATAAGAAAAGCGCTTCATGGAAAGCAGGGGATATTTACAGGTATTCAGGTAGTCCAGGGGACATACCTTTCAGATGATATTTTATATGAGCCAGATACAAAGATATTCCATCTGGCACTCGACGCAAAAATAATTTACAGGGATTAAGGAGTAACAAAAATGAGTCAGACAACAATTAAAAACTCAAACGCAATCCAATTCGGTTCAGGAAAGTTTGAATATTCAAAAGACGGAAGCACCTGGACTGACCTTGGCGCTATGGTAAATATCGTGTTTACAGAGACCTTCGATAAGGTAACTGTAATGAGCGATAATGCCGGAGTAATCAAGGAAAGGATTAAAAATCATCATGCAAGCCTTGCAGGCGATTTGCAGGAAATAAACCTTGAAGACTTGTCCACTTTAAGGGGCGGGCTTGACAAATACACGGAAGACAGCGGGATATCAGAGACAATAAAATCAGGAGGGTTACTTACCATTGACGCAGTGCAGGTAAGAGTTACCAATACCAATGAGAGAAATGAGATATTCAGAATAACGATTTTTAAAGCAACAAATAATCGTGGCATAACGTTAAATTTCTCTCCTGATGACGCAGACGATCCTAACGTTATCGGCATTGAACTTTTGGGCTCATGCGATACTACCCTTACAAAAGGCGAACAGTTATTCGAGATCTACAATGAGCAGGGAATTGGGGGCATTAATTCATAATGGACAGAGTTGAACCTATCATAAAAGACTTTGACAAGCTCATACCTCAAAAAAGAATTGCCATACTTGCAGGGCGACAGTTTGACGTGTCTAAAATACCAACAAGGCTTGCGCTTGAGCAGGCAGCATTTATTGACAGCTTATCGGGCATAAAAAATGAAAAGGACGCATTCAACAAGTCGCTTGAGATAGCTGCAAAGATATGCAATCAGACAGAGCCGGTAAAACTGTTTGACAGGATATTTAGAAAAAGAGTAACTGCAAAATGGCTGATAGACAATACCGACATAACGCAGCTTATAGAGTTTATCAACTTTATTCTTGAGCCAATAACAGGTACGGACGGGAAAGATAAAAAAAAATAAAACCTGCAACAGTTGAGCTCGGAAAAATCATTTCACAGGTGATATTTGTAACAGGCTATTCGGTAGAATACATACTGGATAGCCTGTCTCTTGACCAGACCATAATGCTATATAACTATAGCTTCAGTTACGAGGATATAAAAGCAACAATACTTGTAAACAAGATTGCTGAAGCATTTTTCGGTGCTAAAGGCAAAAGCAAAAAGCAGGATAAGACAGGCAGCAAACCTGATTTAAAAAAGTTTTATAAACTGTATGGAAATATAATAAAAACTCCACAAAAGGCAAAAAATAAATGAGTGTACTCGGCGCTTTAACAATTAAAATAGTGGGGGATCTCTCCCAATTTAACAAGGATATATCAAGCGTGCAGCGGCAGCTAAATACCCAGACAAAGGGACTTTCAACTGTTGCTAAAAGCATGACTACAATAGGGGATACCTTAACTAAAAGTATATCCCTTCCGCTTATTGCAGTAGGGGCTGCCTCAGTTAAGGCTGCTATGGATTTTGAAACATCTATGAGAAATGTCAATTCCATATCAAACCTTTCAGAGGCTGAGCTTGCGAAACTGAGTAAACAGGTAATTGATATTTCCAAGACTCTGCCGCAAAGTGCTAAAACGCTTGCTGAAGGGCTCTACGATATATCATCATCGGGTTTTGCCGGAGCTGAGGGCTTGGAGGTACTTGAGGCAAGCGCAAAGGCAGCATCAGCAGGCATGACAAGCACAGAAGTTGCAGCTAAAGGCATTGTGTCTGTACTTAATGCCTATGGGTTTAGTGCAAAAGATGCAGGCAAAATTTCCGATACCATGTTCAGGACTGTAGATAAGGGTATTATAACCTTTGAAGAGCTATCAACTAATATCGGGGATGTTATATCAACAGCTCATATTGCAGGGATTAATTTTAATGAGTTATCCGGCATGCTCGGTTACATGACCACTAAGGGCATTAATGCTGCTGAGGCTACTACTGCACTAAACAGATTTATACTTGCTATTATAAAGCCGACTGATGAGCTTAAAGAGGTATTAAAAGGTGCAGGCTATGAGTCAGGAGAGGCTGCAATAAAAGCATTGGGACTTGCAGGAGTGCTTGAACTCATGCAGGAAAAAACAGGCGGCTCACTGGATGCACTCATGAAACTTACTCCAGAGATGCGAGAGCTTAAAGCTTCGGCTTCACTTCTTGGCAGCGGCATGGATGAGCTAAATAACTACATGAAGGACTTTAATGATACTTCCGGAGCTACAGACATAGCTTTACAAGAGCAGGCAAAATCTCTATCCTTTCAATTTGACCTTCTTAAAAACAATGCAACAGCAGTTGGCATTGAAATCGGAAATATAATAATACCAAAATTAAAGGATGCCATTGGGGCTATTATACCGGTAATACAAAACATTGCCGATAAATTCAGCCGCTTAAGTCCGGCAATGCAGGACAGTATTTTAAAGTGGGGGTTTTTTGTAGCTGCAATAGGGCCGGCGCTTTCGGTTACCGGTCGCATGATTACATCTGTAATACAGCTCAGAAATGGAATGCTTACACTTAATGCAGCAATGAAATCACTTAATGCAGTAGGCAAAAATGCAGTAGGCAAAATAGGAGGCATATTAACACTGTTTGCTGCCCTAAATACCATAGTGGATTTAGGAGCTGGCAGGATAGATGCACTGGATAGTAAGTGGGGCGAATTTGGAGGCACTATGCTAAGGAGCATAGCTCCATTAACTGCTATCATAGATGGATTTAAGGAAAATATAAACATGGCTAAGGCTCTACATGATGGCTATTTATCTGTAGATGAGGCTGCACATATTAATATATTTACCATGAAAGAGTATAAGGACTTAGTGCAGGAGAGGATGGCAGCTGAGGAGCAGCAAAATACCATATGGAAAGATGCAGA